TTTATCTTCAAACTTCTCAAGGTTAGTGGCTACAATAAAACACTGTAATGGATCAAAATCTTTTTCATTTACATGAGCCCAGCAACGATCTCCTCTTCCCTTTCCAGTATAGTATATTTTTCCATCAAAGTCAATATATTGATAGACATATTGCCCCAATTTATCAAAAAATTCACTACTGGGTTTTTCCATAACAAATTCAAGTTTTTAACTTCGCTTTGATTCTTTTGGTTAACTCAAATGCATCAGGCATACCTTCTGCTTCCATTACGTCATCATAGAATTCATCTTTTGCTTCTTGAATCATGACAGCGACTCTCATACAATCATCGGCAGACATACTATTTAATAACATCGTAAATTCGTCATCCTTTAATGACATCAAAAACAATAGAAAATCTCTATCCTCGGGTTTAAGATGTTGCACTTTCTTTGACTTTCTTAGGGAGTGGAGGAATAAATCCAGCGTCACTGACTAATTTCCTAGTAATTTTAGGATACAATTTATGTAAAGTCTGGTCTTTGGCTGCAATGATAATACTGGCTTCTTCTTTCTTCAATCCTTCGATGAAAGAAATGAATAAACTCTCACGCTTTAGTGGTGTAAGATCTGCACGGCAGAAAATATAAAGTTTCTTCATCTCACTGAACAAATTGGTTGGTGTCATACCCAATGGTTCATCGGCAGGTTTGTATGGTGGTTCACCTTCAGGAAGAATCATTTTCTTTTCTGAAAGGAATGCGTACTCGAAAAGAATCCTTAATGGAACATCATCTTTATAGGTCTCAATTACCTTAGGATTATCTTGAATCTCCTGAAGGATCTGTACAATATATTTTCTCATTTAAAAGTCCTCAATCTCATCTAACAAAAGTCGGCAACGATGTTCCATGAGGTAGTTCATGATCGACATTTTGTCACCAGTAGGTTTATTACTTAGGTACTCTGCGATAATGTCAGATTTAATCTGCTCTGGAATAAATTTGAAGTCAACCAGAGTAGAATTCCTATGCCAGTTACGACGTTCTTCGTCATTCTTACATGCAATAAATCCATTATCAAAGAATTCTTGTAGTCGTTTTGCACTGACTGGTTTTTGTCTATCGCCAGAAGAGAATACATCGTCTTTGCTTAGGATATTTGGAACACCATCACCAGCATCACCTTTAACAATGTGTTCGATTTTATACTCGATGATTTCTCGCTGAGATGCAGTAATGTATTTCTTTTGCATCGGTGACCATTGCTTCACAGTAGGATATAACTGTAGCTGTTTGAAGTCTTTGTCAGAAGAAAGGATAAGAATCTTTTGTGGATCCTCAACCAATCCTTCTTGGACTAGTTGATTGTTTTGAGCCCACTCTGTGAGTACTGCAATGATGTCATCTGCTTCGCAACGATCTAGATGCATTACACGATACGGAAAGTGTTGTGCGATATCTTGACGCATCTCATTGAGTGTATCAAAGATCAAGTGCCAATCTAAGTCAGATGCTTCACGTGTTTTCTTTCTACCATCTTTATAGTATTGAAAGAATTCCCTGCGCCAGTACTTACGACCATCACAACATACAATGACTTCTCCATATTCTTTACCATACTTTTTCTTGTACGATTTGATTGTGGATAGTGTTACATGACGAATGAGATTCTTAATCTCACTCTCTGTACCTTTCAACTCACGTTGAAAAGTTAGGATGGCACTGAGGGCAACCTGCGAATAATCAATTAATATCATTTCTTTCTCACTTTATCTGCAGAATATTTACCAACTTCTGGGTTATCAATATATTTACCGCCACCATTTGGATCTTGCACCCATTGTTTATCATCAATTCTAGTCAAGAATATAGCATTACAATATCTTCCATCACCACTATACTTTGGCATGTTGGCATCAGACTCTAATTTTGCTACTTCGTGCCATGTGTTGGATGTAATCAATACAATCCTATTTGGTTTAATTTCAATAGTGGCTTTCTTTTCTTGAGTATAAGAACTCAAAATTATTTCGCCACCCTTAAACTTCTTAGGTTCGGTATGAAAGTAACTTAACATTGTATAGAATGACGCATCACAATGCGCACCATAGTAATCTGCATTCTGGTAGTAAGAAAGAAGATGAGATCGATGATTACAATAAAATAAAGTTTTATATAATTCATTGTGAGACATCAATCCATTATGAAATTCTTTTGAATTCATCTGATGTACTGATGAAGAAATTAATGCTGAGTGTCTCCAGTTATTGAAAACAGATTCTAAAAACACTCCACTTTTGGAAGCCAATGCACCATACTCATTCTCTGCAGTATCGAGTTGTTTCTCTCCAACTAATACACTTTCTTTAGTCAACCATTTTAACTCAGTCATAATTTCTTTAAGTTGATTTTCATTAAAGAAATTATCGATGACGACAGCATTGATGCCTTCATCAATATATGTAAAATCCATTAAAATGCTCCGAGAAGAATACACTCTTCATTGATGCGACCATTTGGTACAGTCGGTTTTGTTGTTATTGTTTTCATTGCACCATTCAATGCACGCTTGCCCATCGCAAGTCCTTTAAAGAATTCTTCTGGCTTACGTAACATAAGTGTCTTGGAATTCTTGACATCAAAGCCAAGGATCGTAGTTCCTTTAACAGAAAGTGTTCCACCCTCTGCTTTGTAAACAGTAACCTTACGATACTTAGTATTATACACCCAAAGTTCATTTGAGGCAAGTATATCTTCTGGCTTGCAAGACTTGAGTTTTAGTTCAACAAACTCACGCATGAATTTCATACGTGCCACAACCTTGGATGGTGGTGGTGCTTTGCGTTTACGTGGAGACCTGTTTGCTTTAGCAGTCTGAACCTGTTGTTGGCAGTCAGCTACAATGCCACGCAAAAACTCAGCATACTTCTTCAATTCTTTTTTCGTTAAGAATGAATATCCTTCGACAAGTTGATCATCGTCTCCTGCAATTGCGTCTTCGATTTCTTGGAGTTGTGGTACATAGAATTCTCCAATTCGTTTTGCAACTGGTGCTGATACTTCATTTGAAAGTAGATAATTCTTTGCCGAGAACTGCGTTGTCTTCGTCGTGATAAAGTCATCTATTGCTCCATCGAATTCTGCTGCATGTTTACGTGCTAATTCTTCCATTCGTTCTTGTATAGAAACGACTGGAGTTGAAACAACTTCTGCTTTTTTAACTTCTTTGATTAGTTTGTACTTGCGAACCAATTCTGATGCTGTGTCAGAAATAAAATTCTGGTGCTTTTCGCTAAGTGGTTGATCACGTGATGCAAGACGACAGACCACTCCAAGAGATCTGACTTCAAAATCAGTGGCACGATTGATTGCAATGACTTCAGCCTTTTGTCCAGCCTTGGCAAAGTATTCAAGTGCACTCTTACGACGTTTCTTCTCGTCAAAGTTTATATTGTACCAGCCAAGTGCATGGTTCAGATCTGAATTATAATTTTCTTCTGTGAGCACTGGCTCATCAACAATCTTGTTGAGGATCGCATTGTTCTTCGCTCTTCGTTTTGCGGCATTTGCATTCATAGGTTTGGAACCTCCATAATAAGTATTTATTATACCTCAAAGCACGATTAGTGTCAAACAATAACCCTCAACAGTGTAGGGTTATTTCTTAAACGAAACCCCAGTTGATCCACCCACTACTCCAGCTAGGATTAGGGATGCAAGCCACGTATCGAATCCCATTGGAATGTTGAGAATCGGGAACAACGTGTTCAGTGACCAGATTGTTGCAAGTGGTGCAAGAACAATAAGAACGAGAATGACACCAAACCACACAAGAATACTAGATTTCATAATGTAAACTCCACTTTAGTTACTGAATCCCAGCGGAAAGATCTCCACTCAGACTTTTCTGTATCGAAGACTGCCATTGCGGATCCATTAGTCTTGCGACCTGCAGTGCTGACTTCGGATGTTGGTTTCTTGTCTGCTGGAATGTTTCCTTCGACAAGGGTGCAACGCATTGCTCTTTCGGTACCATCTTTTTTGGTAAAAGTAACGCACAGATCTTTGATGTGTTCATCGTGGAGAACTCCAATTGTCCATGTTTTAAATTCTTCAAACTCTTTTTCATTCTTGAATACTGTTTGGAATGCCATTGTCTAATCTCACTTTCATTTCATTAATAATTGGTCCAAAGAATTCAACGAATTCTTTAGTCTCAAAGAAAGATGTATGACCACTATTGCATAATTCTTTCCCTGTTTCAGTCATAAGTTTCTGACGAATAGTAAACTCAATCAAATCATATGCATGACTCTTAATTTTAACTGTTCGTGTTAAACCTTCTCGATGAATCTCATACTCCAAGTCCATGGTCTGCCTTTCTGTGCTTTGGTTGTCGAATGTAATGAACCTTACTCTCTACTACACGCATGCGGTATTTCGGAGTACGCAAATCTTTTGCTACAAGATTTCTAGGTTTCAATGGCTTATTATACACGATATCCTCTTACAAAGCAAATTTCTTTAATAGTTCCTTGGCAGCAGATGTGTCACGTACTTCGTTATCCAGTTCTGCCATGATGATCAGACGTTGCAACAACTCAGCTTCTTTCTGTAGATTCTCATCTAAAGAATTGTACCACTCAAAGTAATCTTCCTCTGAGTCAAGATTCCACATGATGTTCAGCATACGCTTCTGACGCTTACTCACGCCATGGATTGTAACTTCGTTCATACAGTTTCCTTAAAAATACTAGACCATGTCATCAGTTTATTCAACTTCTCATTCTTAGCAGTCATCACTGCAGACTCGCTAACAATTCCATTTTCGATCAGTAGATCAATCATACACATTAGGTCACCGATTTCTTCTTCAAGATGTTCTCGGTTGGTTTGACCATTGTGTTCGTCATCCATACCGAATCGAAATACCTTACTGATAGCCTGAGTCACCTCAGCACATTCTTCTTGTGTAATCAACAGAATCTCACTGTCGATTGCATTCTTTTGTTTCATCATTGCAAATTTATTCACTCATTATCTCCATAATATCCATAATCTTCATCTGTTCCAAACCCTGCTGATGCCAATCCAGATTCATGGTCACCATCCATGGATTCGTCAACATCGAATCCTTCTTCGAATGCCTGAATGGCATCGTACACCATTTCCAATGGGATCTTTAGTAGCCCAGCGATTGAGATGGGTTTCATCCCTTCTTCATAAAGATCAATAATTTCTAATTGCAAGTCACTCATTACATTTCTCCATATGATACTGCATCTTCATCATAAGATGATGCTTCAAACTGTCGCATGTTGTATTCAGCCATCATTCGATCCATGTAGGATTCATAATCAGCTTCAGCAACAGCGTTTCTTTCTTGCTCTGCAAGATCATTCAACTCAACATTCAATTCATTTATAGTCATCACAATTCCTTAATCAACCCTAACACAGTTATTATGCTCTAAAGTCAAATAAAAGTCAATACATTTTTGGAGGACAAAAAACCCCTGTGGTATCAACAACTTACAGGGGTTTAAAACCTTACAGACAGTAGGGTTATTTTCTAATAACTATTTCTCTGTAAGTTCGTTCACAAAGTCTAGCAATAGTTCATGATGTTTTCCACCATGATAGTGTTTATTTATGTAATGCCAAGGTTTCTCATACCAATACTTTGGTGCTTCTGGGTGACAACCGATAATTCCAATTCTACCTTGAATGATTGCCATAGGGTCACCATTGCTATATCTTGCAATAGTTTTAAATTTAGTTTCATCGCCAATTAGTGCACAACCATCATAGAAATACATTTCTTCTTTTTGGTCTTTCCATGTGACTGAAGCTACTGTTCCGTAGCTTCTTTTTATGTCAGCGTTTGGTTGCTTTATATATTGAACAGGATTGACATCATCAAGTACATCGAAATAACGACTTCCAGCCCAATAAGCACCCATGCAGATGCCAAGATAGCAACCACCACCTGATATGAACTCGGCGATTCTATTCGCTCGCCTTCGAGTGAAGAAATTAGGATAAGTGTCGCTATCGCCAATCCCACCAGGAAAAGCAATAACATCAAGATGCTCAAAAAAATTATCATCATCCAACTCCTTCTCTTCGAATATTCGAATTTGGTACTCAGAGGATAACGCATGCACCATTGCATATGCGCAATCCGTAGAACATTCTGGATGTCGCATAAACAGTGCGAGGTTTTTCATATCATACGCTAAACGAACTTCCACATCCGCAGGTTGATTGAGCATTTGGATTGGTTATGACAAATTGTGAGCCTTGTATATCTTCTTTGTAATCCACAGTTGCTCCTGTTAGATATTGCATGCTCATTGAGTCTATTAGTATTTTAGTTTTCTCAAGAGGTATTTCAAAATCATCTTCGTTCATTACCTCATCGAATGTAAATCCATAACTCATTCCGCTGCAGCCACCACCTTGTACGAATGTTCTTAAACATAAGTCAGGATTACCTTCCTCTGCGAAAAGATCTAGAATTTTTGTCTTTGCTGACTCTGTTATTGTTAGCATTTTATTCCTATTAAGTTCGCTCAACTGTATTACGTTTTATTGATTTCTTTTTAGCAACTGTTCTAGTGCGTCTGATAGGTTTTTTAACAAGAACTTCTTTATGTGCGATAACTAACACTAATAAAAGTAAACTTAGATTTATAATAGTAATCAATACCCATGCAGCTTTCATATAAAACAAATATTCAGATTGCATTCTACTAACTACCATTACATAAAATTCATCAGTAGTGTTTAAAATTTCGTTCTTATATTTTTTATAATCATCCCCAAACATCGCCATCTGTGCCGCAGTATAATGATGAGTTTGTAGATCATAATTTGATTCTGACTTACCTTTGTCAATCCAAGCAAACGCTTCAACTTCTAATTTAGCAAGATTGTTGCTTAGTTGTTCTGCCTTTAACAATTTATCTAATTCAGATTGTAAGAAAGGAACTTCTTTCACTCTATCTTTAAATGATTTGGTAACACCTTTATCGTCTGCTATATCTCCATTGCGCACTTTAAGTACGTTATTAAAATCTGTTCTCCATTGCTCGTTCTTAGTTGTTACGAAATATCTAGCATAGTTAGTTAAATCGTCAGATGACTTTGCCATGGTACGACTAAGTGAAGAAGCGTGATTAAGAATAGCCAATTGAGTTTCTGCGCTTTTGAAACAGCTAAGAACAGCCAGACTACTTAAAAATATAATTCCTGCAATAATATATGGAGTTCTCTTAAATTCTAAAATTGTATTTAATATTTTCATGTCAATGCCTTCACTATTAATGTTAATATTTGTTTAACTTCTGCTTGATAATTAGTAAGGATAACCATACCTAGACCCAAAGCAGCAGTTGGAAAACTCTTCGATGGTGTAGGCGGTTCAACTACTTTTTTTCTAGTAGTACCTCTTTTTGTTACCATGTTATGCATCCCTTTTTGTATTTGACATTATACCCTGAAACTTTCTCCACAACCACATCGGTCTCGTTCGTTTGGATTACTAAAATCAAATCCTTCATTGAGTCCATTACGAACCCAATCCATGGTCAATCCATTTAGATAAGCATCACTCTTTGCGTCTACAAGAACTGCAAAATCTTTTTGAGCATAATTAGTCACACCAACTTCAGCATCATACTTGTCAACATATTCCATGGTATATGCAAGTCCACTGCAACCAGTAGTTCTTACACCGAGTCGAATGCCAATACCCTTACCACGTTTCTGAAGTTGGGATTTAACTTTCTCGTATGCTTTTTCAGTTAACGAGATCATGAGTCGCTAACCATTCTTTTCTTTTGAAATCTGCTACTGCTGCTTTGATGGCATCTTCTGCAAGTATGGAGCAGTGAATCTTAACTGGAGGTAATGCTAGTTCTTCGGCAATCTGAGAGTTACGTAGGTTAGCAGCATCATCAATATGCATACCCTTAACCCACTCTGTAACCAGCGACGAACTGGCGATTGCTGAACCGCAGCCATATGTCTTGAACTTAGCATCTCTAATAATACCATCTTCATCTACCTGTATTTGTAATTTCATCACATCACCACATGCTGGTGCACCAACCATGCCAGTGCCAACAGTTGGATCGTCTTTGTCTAGAGAACCCACATTGCGTGGATTTTCATAATGATCAATAACTTTGTCTGAGTAAGCCATTTAATCTCCACTCCCACCACATTTGGCACGTTTTGCTTTAGTTAAATCACCATAACTAACTGGCCATTCA